AACCATTTACCAGGTAGTTTATATACAGATTGCCATGTAGAAATAATAATGCTTTGTCCTACATTTTTTTCTTTTCCTGAATATATTCTATGACATTCATTCTCAACGACAAAGTCATTGTCATATTGTGAATAGTCTTCGAAGTCAGTATACATCTGTTGTACAAGAGAAGTTGTAGGTACTATAATCAAACACTTTTTGTTTGTCTTCTCTAGTAAGTATCTCATCAATACGTAAATTATTAATGACTTACCTGAACCAGTAGGACTGAGTAATATAGATCGTTTACGATGTAGACCTTCGCATATTGCTTCTATCTGATAGTCACGCGGATTGATTCTCTGACCTTTTGTAGATAGAGACAAGCCATTAATAAATGTACTTAGCTCTGCGGGATCTACGTCGACCGTATCACCTGGCAGGCCATAAAATTTATTATGCTTGACCTCGACCTCATAGTTACGTGGATTACAAAAATCCTGCAAATATGGAAATAATCCAACAGGTAATTCTTGTGCCTGTGAATTATACAACCTTATTTTGCCGTCCCACACCTTATTACGAAATGCTGGCATATACTTATAGCCTGGAACAAAAAATGAAAAGAAGTCTGTCAGTTCTGTAGCTATTCCCATATCAGTTTGTACTGACATAACAGAATGATTCTTCTGACTTACAACTAATTTATCCACCCGATTCGAACCTTCTCCAATCAATAATATTTTTTATAGTAGAATGTCTCCACTTTAATACATTTATAATCTCAGTAAGTGTCTCGATGTAAGTTTTATAATACGTTATTTTTTCTTCAGACTTTTGTATATCGGTATCGGCATCATAATAATAATCCATCTCACCTTTGAGAACTTTTAGTCCTTCAAACGGATCAAAGTCCCATCCTTCTTTCTCAATTTGTTCTTGAGTCATCTTGCCATTATAGTATAGCCACTTCTTTTTAAGTAAAGTCTTCTGATCCATCTCAGCTTTTTTCATCTGAAGACGGGCTATGGACATAAACTCCATATATTTTGCATGTAGCGTTGGGGTTTGTCTAGATGTTTCATCAAGATTATACTGAGGTATCTCAGAGTCTTTTTTCCACATCTCGAGTACAGTTTCAAGATTCATAATATAACTCCATTATATAGTTATTTATTTAATTTCAAAGTAGTTAAATTCAAATGAAAGAGGAACAGTAATATACTGTATATCTGCTCTCGTTGATTCTAATTCCATTCCTCCGATTGATGTAAGTCTAGCATCATAGTATGTAATTTCTTTATTAGCATTATTTTTACTTGTCAATGTATATAGTTTTAAATCCATGTCTAGAGGTTTTTGTGTAACATCTCTAGTAAATCTATTTATTTCATTTACTTGTACTGTTTCTTTTAGTATATCATACATTTCTGTATAGTTAACTAAGTTTTCATCCATTACTATATTTGCTACTAGTTCACTAAATTGTAATCTATCACCAGGCTGATATGTATTTATAGACTTAAATGGAACTTGTACACCGGCAAGACTAACGTCTGGATGAGTTACACTAGTTACAAAATATTCTGTCTTAGGATAAAATTTTCTGTCTAAGACTAATTTAAATCCTGTTGGTTCTAAATAATTTTCATTTATATTATAAACCATTTATATCTCCTATACAGCAAAGCTTTCACCACATCCGCACGATGCTGTTGCATTAGGGTTTACGACCTTTAAATAAGATCCGCCAAGCTCTTCTACGTAATCTATTGTACAACCAAACACAAACATTTCTGCCATAGGATCTAACCATAGATTTCCTATAGTTGGTTCTTTATCTGTCGTACCCCATTCGTATTGAAAGCCAGAACATCCACCGCCTTTTACATTTAGCGATACATGTGGGTTACCAACCTTTTTTAAATATTCTTCTGCATTTTCTGTAAGCTTTATCATGTATGTATTTATACAAAAAAAAGGGCGCCGAAGCGCCCCAGTTTGATAGGTTATCCCTATTCTTATGTGTTAAGAATGTTATCCACACGCATAATTCTGTAGTACTGGTTCTGACGAGGAGTACCTAAGCCGTTAGATGATCCAGGTGTAAATGGGTTTGATGCAAGACCATATCGTGTCTTGAAACCAATTTTTGGCTGGAATGTATCTTCAGCAACTGCACGCATCATTGTTAATGGTACGTATGGGCAGTAGAAAAGACCGGCGTCGTATGGATTTGTACCCTTATAACCAACATTGATATAATCAACTGTTGCATATGGGTCAATGTACACTTTCATGCGACCATTCAAAGTACCAGCAAATGTGTTACCTGTGTCGTCGACATTCAATGTGTTTGAAGCAAGTACTTGTGAGTAGTCTAACATACCTGTTGATGCTAGAGCAGAAGCAACGTCAGATGAACATACCATCACGTTACCTTTTCCTCTACGAGTATCTTTGGCAATTTGGTTAGCTTCACGATCGATTTGGATGCCGAGACCTTTAAATTTCTCTGCGGACCAACGACCATCAACATCAGTATCTAAGTCAATAAGACCTTTCTTAGTGATCTGTGCTGTTTGAGCACCAGGCTTAGCAGCAGCGTTGATCACACGAATGATTTCGCGGTTGATCTCAGCAAGAATCTCAGTTGACAAGATGTTTGCCAATTCTGATTCTGCGTCTAAACCGTGGATCGCTTTAAGATCCTGAGCCAACTCTAATGAGTACTCAGCTTTTAGAGCACGTGACTTTGCAGTCACAGTCTGACGCTCAATGCTGAATGCCATTTCTGCGAAATCTGTTGAACCAGATGATCCAAGAGCTTCAGCAGAGTCTGTTGCCATACCAGAACCGTGGTTTGGTTGAGGCATAGCAGAGTCACCACCGTAACTAAGTAAACCTGAACCGTCAGCTCCATCAGCAGCATTATTTGCTGGTGTTGCTTGTGTACCAGAGAACTGTGTATCAGCTTCGTTAAATAAAGCCTCAGATCCACCTTGTGATGAGAACTTTGACTTCATTGCAAAGATAAGACCTGTTGGGCCGTTCATAGGCTGTACAGATGCTAGATCGTGTGCAATAAGGTTTGGAGCAGCACGACGTACCAAGCTGATCAATACTGGATCCCAGTTATTGATGTTTGAGCCTGTTGCGTTTGTAGGTGCGGCTTCGTTTAGTTGAGCACGCTCTTCAGTAAGAGCTTTCTCAGTATTTTCCAACAGAGCAGCAGTTACTTGCTTTCTGTGGTTGTCTCGAATGGTACCAGCTGTTTCTTCATTAAGAACCGGTCCCCACTTTTCGACCAAGTTAGAATAAGATTCCATCTCTTGGATCTCCCTTATTTAGTTTGTTTTCTAATTGCTGACAAATATGTCGCCATTGTTGCAGAAACTTCTTCTGTATCAGCTTCCGCATCAACATCTGTATCTTCAGCAATGGTTGATTCCACAGCTGGCGCTGTAAAATGAGCTTCTTTGACTACAGAAACTTTCTTAGCGAATGTTTCTTCGTCGTCGAAATCGATAGAGTCGACAAGACCTGCAAGCTTCTCAGCTTGTGTATCAGGAAGATCTTTAGCTGCTTCAGCTACAATAGCTGCGCGTGTAAAGTCTTCAATTGCCTTGGCTTGTTCTAGCGCTTCTTCAGTACGAGCGTTAAGAGCTTCTTCAAGTTCTTCTACCTGGCCAGCTAATTCGTCGACTAAGTCAACTTTATCTTCTGGAACTTCGATATAAGACTCTAGGAATACGTCTTTCAGCTTGTTCATGAATGTTTCAGCGATTTCAGTACGCAAGCCAGTTTGAACTGCCAGCTTGTTGTCTTCCATCCACTGCTCAACTACGTAGTTTAGGTATGAATCTACTTTTTCTACGAGATCAGATTTTGTTGCTGCAATCTCTTCAGCAAGCTCACTAGCATAGTTTTCTTCGAGTTCTTCGATTTCTTCTGCTAATTTTGCTTTCATTGCTGCTTCGAATATAACGGTTGTTTTCTCTTTGAACTCTTCTGATAGAGTTGCTTCAGATTCAACTAATGCATCGAGTTCGCCTTGGTAGTCATATGCAACTTCTGGATTTTCCATAATTGCTGCATCATCATCCCATTGGACGTCGTCGTTCATTTCCATTGTTTTACCGTACATTGCCATTAATTGCTTCTTATTCATTTTAGAAGCTTGGGCGTACATTGCTTGCAACATACCTGCTTTTGTTTTCGGCATCGGCACGTGTACGCCCTGCTTAGGTGCTGGCTCTGGAGCCTTAGCTGTTTTACCAGCTGCGCCTTTTACAGATGCGACAGATGCGTCTTCCGCATTTTTAGGGTCATGAGTCATAGCTTCTTCCACAACGTCCTCGTCATGGAGATCTGCTTCAGTGACCTGATTTTCTTGATCAGACATGCTTTTCTCCTTACATGCTTAGTTTGAGTAACGAGAGGAAATTCTTATACTCACGAACCTGTGTCTCATAGAGATCAGTACGTGGAGCTTGTTTAATTTCAGTCTCCATTTCTTCAATTGCCCTGGCTTCAATAATGCCGTTATTCCAAACCCAGTCTACACCTTCCATAATTCCATTAACGAATGCATTCGGTGCGGATGGATCTTGTACGATATCTACCGTATTAAGAATAAAGTCGTCTTTGACGACAGCTGCGCCATTACGCTGCTCAAGACTTCCCATACCACGAGTTGACACGCCTAATTGAACACCGCCCTCAAGCAAACCTTTTACGATCTGTCCCATAGGAGTCTCCAAAACTTGTGCCTTGCCCATCACATTATTACCTTCAAAGTTGAGATCAGTAATCAGATGGGATACCTTATCTAAATTAACTGTCGGGCCTTCCGGATGGTTTAGCTCACCAACAGCTCTTTTAGTTTTAACTTGATCAGTGACATATTTGTCAACTGCTTTTTCTAATATTGCCTTAGGATAAATTCTTCCGTTACGGTTTTTAGATTCAGCCATAGCAAAAACACCCTCGATGAGATATTTTTTCGAGCCGTCTTCTTTTTTCTCAACGATGCATTGAACATCGCTTTCGTTATATTCCGTAATAAGTTTCATTTAAATAAGACCTGTGATAATTATGTTACATTTATTTATAACAAATTAATCTTCTACTTCCTCATCATCAGTTTCAGAAGTATACTCTTCTGCACCATCTTCAAGATCATCTTCGTATTCTTCTTCTGATTGATCGTCATCTAGTTCTAATTCGAGTTGATCTTCATCTGGTTCTTCACCATTATAAACTTGTTGTGCCATTGATACCTTTTCTTGATCTAAAGCATCGTTAAGTTTATCACCTAATAAATCGTTAAATGTTGTTTGTGCTCCTGCAAAGTTCTTTGCCAATATATCATCAACAAATGTTTGCATTGGATTAACCTCTGCTTCTGGTTCCATTACTTCAGCTTCATCGCTCATTATCATCTCCTTGATTGTCTGGCTCTTGTTGATTATCAGTTTCGCCAGAATCTGTTTCACCTTTAATTTCTTTATTAATTCTTTCTATCTCTTCATCATTTAACATAAGAATATTTTTCTGAGCCCATTCTTTTGAATAGTACTCGCCAATATAATTTTGTGCTAGATCCATTGTCTGTAATCTTTCACGTATTAGTTCAGCATCTCTAAGTTCTGCAAAATGATTATCATGTGCAAATTCTACAACTAAATCATTTTCCCATTCTTTCCAATCTTCATCAGCAATAATACCTTTTAATATAAGCTGCTTACGAAGTATCTCTAAGAAAAGAGCTGAGAATCTACGTCTTAGTCTTTCGATAAACTTTTGAAACTTTAATTCATCTCTGTTAATCTCTGTAGATCTACCAAGAATATTAGCACTTTGATCTTGTTCAAGACGAGATA